CCCATGATGGCGGTCCATTTGGAGCCGCCGGCCGAGGCCGTGACAGTCGGGGCCGTGGTGTAGCCGGTGCCCGCGTTGGTCAGGAGACAGGCCACCGGGCAGCCGGACTGGTTGGCGATGCGGTAGTTGCTGCCGTCCGAATCGACCTGCTGCCACGCGCCCGGATCGGAGCCGCACGGGCGCCACACGTTCATGACCGGATCGAAGGTCTGCACCGAGGAATAAATGCCATGACGCAGATTGTAGTATCCGGGCGGAACGAATTGCACCTGTCCGGCCTGAAGCGATATGCCGTTGGTGCCGATCTGGTTGAGGGGCAGCGTAACACCAACGCCACCAAAACGGTTCGCCATGGGGAGGGTTCCTTAAACGAGTGGGGCGCCGGCGAAGCCGGTCTGAGAGGCGACGACAGGCGGCGGCGACGGAGCGCCAACCCATGCGGGAGACTGGATGCCGGTGAAATGCGCGCCCGATGATGGCTTCATGCAGCACATGTTCAGGCCCGCGACCAACACGCCGACCGAGGCCAGCTGGCCCTGGGAGACGAGGGATTCGAAGCCGGTGAAGAACATTTGCAGGGACGGGTGCATGAACATCGCGAGGTATCGGCTGTTGATCGCGTACATCTCGCCGATGGGGCAGAACGGGTCCGGGAAGACCGGAACGTCGAGGACACGGATCGCCCTGAAGCCCGCGTTCACCACGCTGTCGCTGTCGTAGCGGGATTTCGGCGTGGTCTGGAACATCTCCGCGCCCATGAAGTCGGACATCAGCGTGGCCCAGTTCACCGGGTTCATCACGATGAAATCAGGGGCTTCGCCGCCCGCGCCCGTGTGGACCTTCATGATGGCGTTGGCCACGCCCAGGCGGTTCGCGATCGTCGCGCTGTTGGGATAGTACTGGCCCTGCCAGTAGCCGTTGGTCCGGGCGATGCCGCCGTATGTCGCGGCGTTCGTGCCGTTGTCGTAGGCGCCGACGAGGCCGTCGAGCGCCTGGGGGTTGGCGGTGTAGGAATAGAGGGCCGTGGCCAGCGCCTGCTTCATCACCACCGCGGCGTCGGATGTCACGGCCCGCAGTTTGGGGATCACGACCTCGGACGATTGGATGATGCTCTCGAAGCCGAAGAACCCGATGGGGACCATGCCCGCCTTCAGGTTGAACTGCGCGTTGTTGAGCGCGATCTGATCCTGCGGCATCGCGAAGTCGCCGCCGAACCCGCCCCACTGGAACGACACGAAGGACGAACCCTGCACCGGGAAGGTGATCGATCCGACGCCGCCGAGGGCGGCCTGGGTGTTCGCCATCAGGAGGCTCAGGAGCGGATGCGCCTGATAGACCTGGACGAACACGGTTGGGATGATGGCGCGGCGGGTGATGTAGGACAGTTGCTGGCCCGTCAGGCCGCCGGGGACGATGCCGCCACTGATGGCGCTCGTGAAGGTTGTGGCTGACATCTATCGCGGGTCCTTACTGATTTCCGAGGCGGAGAAATTCCGGGTCGGCGACGGTCTTGCGGATTTCGTCCGCCAGCCAGCGATCCGGGTTCGCGTGCAGCCCTTTCCAGGCTTCGTCGCCCGTGCCGAAGCCGTAGTTGTCCACGTTGCGCGGCAGGCCATCGTTCCCGATCGCGGGTGTGGCGCGCGGCATGGTCCCGGCGACGTAGGCGGCGGCGGCCTCGATGTCGGGGTTGTTCTTCTCCCGCATCCGGCCGATCACTTTCTCCATGGCTTCGTCGGAGAATCCGTGTTGTCGCTTGACGCCTTCGATCCTTGCTTCGATGTCGGCTTCCGCGCGTTTGTCGGCGGCTTCTTTGTCTGCGGCTTCACGGTCATTGAGGCGCTTCTCCAGTTTCAGGCGTTCGGCCCGTTCTTCTTCCAGGGCGGCGTTCACCGGGGCGTAGGCTGCCTCGCGGGCGGCCCGCCCGGGGAACTTCGCGTTCGGGTTCAATTCCTGGATGATCGCTTCGGCCGCCGCCGCGTGCTTGGGGTGGCCGAGCATCTGGTTCAGGAGCGCGGTGGCGCGCTGGCCGATGTCGAACTGATCGCGCGGTACGACAACGGCGTTTGGGTCGCTGTCGCTCACGACTGACGGTTACCCTTCACGGACGTGCCGACATGGACGATTTCGCCCGGGCCGGCGCCGAGGCTGCCGGGCATGCCGGATGCCCTGGCGCCGATGTCCATGCGCCGGGTCGGCACGCGGATCATGTACGGGTCGTCTTCCTTCACCTGATTGTCGTAGGGGGCGAAGGGTCCGGGCGGGTTGTTGATGGTGCTGGCCATGATCACATTCCTTCTTGCGGCGGCGGCTGTGCGGGCATGCCCTGTGGCATGGCGGGGCCTTGGTTGGGCGGCGGCGCGAGGGCGCTTTGCGCGCCTTGCTGCTGCTTCGCCTTCATTTGTTTCATGAGTTCCATCATCTGCTGAAGGCTGCCCTTCATGTCTTCCGCTGTTTCCTGCATCGTCTTTTGCAGGTCGGTGATCATTTTCATGACCTTGCCGTGTGCGGGCGAACCGAGCGGGATGGAGGGCAGGGCTTTGTTCATCGCTTGAAGGGCGATGTTCAGCAGTTCGGCGGCCTGCTTGATATTGCCGGGGTTGCCTTGGGGGATGGTGGCCGGGCCTGCGTTGCCGGGCGGGCCTGGGGGCGGCGGCATACCCATGCCTGGGGGCAATCCGCCTCCTGGCACTCCGGCCGGCATTGGCCCCAAAGCCATCGAACCTCCTGAAAGACCGGCACCCGGCGCATTCGCTAACGAAGCCGCCGGGCGCCTGCCGGTTACCGGCGGCGGGCCTTCCGGCCGCGCTTGTAGCGTGCGTTCATGGTCGATCTCCTTGAGTTGCCCGAGAGAAGTCACCGGGGCCGGCGGATTGCCGGCGGGCGCAACCTAATGTGACGTTTTAGGAAGTGTCAACAACTGCTTGAAATCACACCTTCGGCTTGCCCTTGCCTTTGGTAAGGATTTCGGGGTGCGCGGCGATCAGCGCGGCCCTCTCGATCTGCTGGCGTTCGATGTCCTCGATCAGCGCATCTTCGCTGCTGGGATGGACCATTTCGACCACGCGCTGCGGGCTGGCCGCGCCAACCTTGTGCAAGGCAAAGGCAAGTTGGCGTGCTTCCTCGCGGAAGGCCGGGCTGGCGGAATGGCTGTCCACGGCGATCTTGGCCCGGTCGGACAGGTGCTGAAGCCCGAAACTGATGGGCAGCATCCCCGGGGCCGGGGGTTCCAGATCGGGATCGGGGGCGGCGTCAACCTCGATCGATTTTGTTCCCGGCATGACCCAGGCGATCAGGGTGTCCGTGGTTTTGGCCTGCAGGAGCGCGAAGCAATTGCCGCCTACCCGCTCCACGCTGCGCTCCACCTTCAGCGAGGCGTCCTTGTGCCGGGCGCCGCCCGTGCGGAGCAGGGTATCGGACTGACCTTGCGATCGCACGGAGCCTTCGCCTTCGCCGCGCATGATGGGGGGCATGCCGCCGATGGTGTCGAACATGGCGTTCAGTTCGTGGAAGGACTTCCAGACATCGGTTGGGATGGCCTGCACGAGGTCCTGAACCTTGGCGTTCGGGCTGCTGTCGGTGAAGAACCCGCCGGGCTTGTTCAGTTTGGCATAGGCGTTCTGGTTCACCGAGGTTGAGCCGCTGAACACCCTTGGCGGGTCTTCCTGCTTGCGGAGCATCCAGTTGATGCCGTCGATCCGGTTGTTGATGGATTTCTGGATGAGCGAGACCAGTTGGATATACGACATGCCCCAGAAATATCCGTCGAGCGGCAGGGGGCAAAATTCCACGAAGCCGTGTTTCTTGGCCAGCGGGTTGTGCGGGTTTTCGCGGCCGTCCTGGCTGCTGAAGGCGTTGAACAGGGCGTGTTCGCCGAAGACGATGGTATCGCCGATCATGGTGATCGTGGCCCAATCGTCCTGGTCGTCATTCCAGAACCACAGTTCGTCCATCTGCACGACGGTTTCGGCGGTGGCGCGATCCATCAGCGGGGACGGGGCGAACAGGTGCTGGACCATGCCGTGTGCCTGCGGGGCGCCCGATCCGGCGATGGCATAGGGGGCGAGGCCGCCGACGACGATCTGGCGGAGCATGGAGTTCTGGGTATCGCGTTCGTTGGACTGCTGCGGCGATTGCTCGGCCCGGCGCATCAGGCTGGCCTGCTTGTTGTCGGGCAATCCGGAAATGATTTGCCGGAAGCGGGATAGCGTCGGGAAGGTGGTGTGGGTGAAGGCTTCCTGTCTTTCCAGGGACGTGACGCTCTCGTTATATACCCCGAACATTTCCGGCTGGATCAGATAGGTTTCCAGCCCTTGGCGGCTCCACAGGGTTTGCTGGATCGTCTTGCCCTTGACGAGTGCCCAGAGGACGCAATCGCCCATGGCATCGTCGATTTCGGCGTTGCTGATGTGCTGGTGGACGAAGGCGGCGGCGGCGCGGCCCTTGGCCCTCTCCGCTGGGCTGACCTGTCCGAAGTAGTCCATGGTGAAGCGGAGATCGGACGGCGAGTAGAGAAAGGCCAGGACATCGCGGATGAAGTCCTGTGTTCTCAGAAAGGTTTGCGGGATGCCGTTTTCATCGCCCGTGAGGAACAGGTTGCGGTAGGCGGCGCCGCGCTGGATGCGCTGGGGCCGGGAGGCGGTGCAAGCCTGGATGAGATCGCCCGCCCAGCGCGAGCGGGACGCGTTGCCTGGGATTCGCATGCCGTTCCGCTAACACGCCGGGCGAGCGTCCCGCAACAAAGCGTTGATTTAGCGTGCGCCTCCCGGCCGGTCCCCTCCGACGATGGTGTGTCTCGGGATGGGCGACGATCCGGTTGGCTGGCTGTTGAGGATGGGCGCGATCGCATGGCCTTCGCCCGCCGAGAATTTCTGAACGCCCGGCGGGGGTGCGCCCTGGCTGGCGGCCGCGCCGTAGAGGCCGGACAGATCGACACGCCCGCGGCGTTGTGCAGGGGCCTGTTTCGGGTTCCAGAAACTGTCGGCCTGCTGTTGAAGGCGTGGCGGCAGGGGCGGGACGGAGTTTTCCCCGGCGCGCATGGTGTCCTTGATGTCGGTCATGCCGTGATCGGCCATGGTGGTCTGCATGGCATAATCGAAGGCGCGTCCGGACAGGGAGCCTCCCACGGCGGGTGCTTTGCCCTCGGCGGCGTCGAAGCCGATATCGGGGACATGGCTTTCGCGGGATTTGCCGCCGCAGGACTTGCGCGGGCATTTGGGCGTTTTCACCTTGGCCGGATCGGCGGTCAGACGGGTGACGTGGAACCGATTCGCGCAGGCTTTACACCTGAACCAGTGTTCATGTTTGATCCGGTCACTCAATTCTTTCGCCTCCGGTATCAGTCCACACTTTCAGAGCCACACAGGGGCCGACTGTCCGCTCCACCAGATCGTGTGCGAGGTCCACACAATGGACAGATGCGCGCCCGTATCCGAGCCTTACGACCACACCGGCGATCAGTGTGATTGCCGCCGACAAGTCCGTCATGTCTTGACGCGTTAGATCGGGTTTCCTGCTCATGGCTTGTTCATTGCTGGGCATAGGCGGTGCGCTCCTTAATACAACGCCGCATCATCTGATTGAACGCGATGCGGGTCTGCATGTTCGACAGAAGGTGCGGCGGATCGGGGCCGAGGATGCCGCGGCACGCCTGAAGCGCCGGGCCGGGCGGGCGGTCGCAGGCGGCCAGCAGCAGAATCAGGATCAATCCCGGCAGCAGGGCGGCACTATGGAGCGCGACGGCAAACCAATGCTGCTTGGCGCTCATGGGAGGATCATCCCTGGCTGGTTGAAGCCTTCCGGCAGGCGCCAAGCGGCCGGATGGAAGGACAGTTCCTCGCCCGTGATCGCGTTGACCCAGAAGCCCACCACAACCCATTGGCGGAATTGCGGCTCGCGCCGGCGTGTGATGCGGTACCGGGCCTGGATCACCCTTGTTCCGGGTCCGGCGTGGACTTCGATCAGCGTGCCGTCCACGGGGGCGATGTCCATCCGGAACCAGCCCTCTTCGATTTCCGGGGCGGCTTCCGGGTCCCCACTTAAGGGGGCCTCCGGGGGGGCCGTTAACACCATACCCCCGTCCCCTTCCGGTTCCGGCTCGGCCACGGCGTCGATGATCACGATGGGCTTTTTCATTTCGGGGCTTTCCATTTGGCGGCCATGGCCACGGCTTCCGCGACGGTCTCGGGCACTTTCCCCCCGGTCACCACGTAGACATGGCCGGGATCGGCGAGGACCTGGATCGTGGCGGCCCGCAGTTCGGGATGGGCCATGTAGCGGTCGGCGGGCCTATCGTTCCAGCGCGGGATGATTTCCCCGGTGCGGTGGCGTGTGATCATTACGCAATAATCCCTCTCTGTGCCCAGAAGTCGCGTGCGGGGGGTGCGTCGTCGTTTTCGGCCTGGGCGCGCAGGATGGAGTAAATCCGCCGGTTCAGGCTTTCGGCGATGGGCGATGGGGGTGCCGCGGGCATGTTGCGGTCCCACGTGACGCCGTTGGCGATCAGGCCGTTGCGGAGGTTTTCCACCCAGGTGACCGTGGCCAGCATCATGGCGAAGGTGCGATCGTCTCTCTGCCGCCCGGGGGCCGATGCGCCGATGTTGCTGTCTTCCTGGCGGATGATGGCCATTTCGTCGAGCAGGGGGACCGAGCGGAGTTCGAGCAGGTTGGTGACCCAGCTATCGCGCAGGATGTTCATCCAGCGGAATTTCAGATCACGCCCGATCTTGGAGTTGTAGACGAAGCCGGGGCCGGGGCTATCGACTCGGCGGTACAGATACCAGGAGGCGGCGCCCATGAAGTCTTCAAAGCCCTCGGCCTTCTTGGCATATTCCTCTGACCGCATCCTGATACGCAGATCGTCCACCTGCTGCATCACGGCCATGCCGGGTCCGCCGGTCATGTCGATATTGATCCGGCAGTTGGCATATTGGCCGGCGAGGTATGCGAGGACCCAGGCGCAATGGCGGGTATCGGGGATGTTGTCGGCCCATTCGGCCA